CTGGCACGGTTGACACCATCGCAGTCGACATCGAAACCAGAGGCCTCCGACCGTTCAGCGACGGTGCAGCCATCATGTCTATCGCCATATCAACTGAAAAAACTAATTTCTCTTTTGCAATCTCGCATCCAACAAATGCCTGGAACGTACAGCAAAGAAAAGAACTTGATAGAATATGTGCAAGGCTACTTGAACGCGGCGGCCCAATTAAAGTGGCACATAACGCCCCCTTCGAACTTGAATGGTTTATTTGGCTATTTGGACGGGGCATCGTGGACCATGCGGGTTGGGAATGCACTCAGATGCAGGCCCATTTACTGGATGAAAGGCGTGGCAAACAGGGTCATGGCGATGATGACCGGCGTGCACCATACCAAAACCTGAAGTTCCTGGTCAAACAGCACTTCGGTATTGAGTACAAATCCCTGTTCAAGGGATTGAACAAGAACGACATGTCAAAGTCTGACCTGGGTGAGATGCTGATTTACAACGCCCTGGACACAAAATATACCCTCAAGCTCTGGCACGCCCAGACCAAGTTGCTGAAAGAACGCGGGCTGCACGACGCCTACCTTGAGGCGTTGCCCAGGCAGACTTCAGTTGCCCTGATGCAGACCCTTGGGGTGCTGGTGGATCAGGCTGAAGTCAAGCGCAACCAAGCCAAGCTTGGCAGTGAGATAGCCGCTATAGAAGCTGAGATTGACGCTTTACCGGTGGTACGTGAGTACAAGGCGGATCACCGTGAAGTCAACTTCGCAGCTGGCCCTGATGCCCTCAGCATCTTCAAGGACTACCTGAAGCGGCCAGAGGTGCTGATGGAAAATGGGAGGTATTCAGTTGACAGGAATGTACTGGATAGAATTAGCCACCCCCTCGCAAGATCAATACTTGAACTCCGAAACCGCACCAAACTCAAATCTACGTACTGTGACGGTTTGGAGTTGGGACGGGGATCGCTGGTATTTCCGGATGGAAGGATCCACTGTAACTTCAACACAACCTTCGCTGAGACCGGGCGAACGAGTAGTGATGATCCCAACATGCAAAATTTTCCTCAGCGCAGGGACGCCTGGATCAGGAAGCAAATCGTGGCTCCAAAAGGCCACCTCCTGATGGCGTTCGATTATGGGCAACTAGAAGGCTGCACTGCCGCCATGTGCAGCAAGGACAAGGTTTTGGTTAAAGCCCTTTGGGAGGATTATGACATTCACCAGGAATGGGCTGAGAAATTCACTGCAAGATACCCAGCTGCTGGCCCCCCGAACCGATCCCGCATCAAGAATAAGCTGGTGTTCCCAGCCATATTTGGCGCACAGAACAAGTCTATTGCCGGGTACTTGGACGCACCTGAGGATGTAATTGAAGACTTGATGGATGAATTTTGGGAAACCTTTGACGGACTGGCTGAGTGGCAAGATCAGCTAATGCAGCACTACTACGAATATGGTTGGGTGGCGTCCCCTACTGGCAGACGTCACCATTACCCGCTGACTAGGAACCAGGCCATCAACCACCCAGTCCAAAGTTTTGCTTGCGATATTGTGTGCTATGCCATGAATGAGTTGTCTGCCCTGGCAGTTGAGACCGGCCAGTGGCACCTGCACCCGGTGCTGAACATTCACGATGATCTAACTTTTGTTATCCCTGACAACGATGACATATTGGAGGAAGCCATCACCACAATCTACAAGGTCATGCTGACACCGCCGTACAAGGAGATCAATGTTCCACTCTCAGTCAAAGCTTCTATAGGGCCTGCTTGGTATGGCATGCAGGGAATAGGCAAGTTTTGGAGTCACCGTGACATATGAGTTTGCACACGAAGTACCGTCCTATTACCTTTGACGAGGTAATAGGGCAGGATGGTACTGTTGCTTCGCTCAAACAGGCGATCAAGGGCAACCGTGCCCACAGCTACATCTTCACCGGGCCGTCCGGTACCGGCAAAACCACCCTAGCACGTATCCTGGCCAATGAATTCGCCGGGGGTCAGGCTACCGTTGCCAACATTGAGGAAATAGATGCAGCAACAAACTCGGGTGCTGATGCTATGCGCGCTGTTCTTAACCGGAGTATTTTCCGGGCTATTGGCAAATCCGGCATTAAGTCTATCATCCTTGATGAAGCACACCGGCTGTCAGCAGCAGCTTGGACAATCCTCCTCAAACCGATAGAGGAACCTCCCAAACATATCTATTGGATGCTGTGCACCACCGAACCTGGGAAGATTCCCAAAACCATTCAAACAAGGTGCCTGAAATATGATCTCAAACCAGTCGATGAAACGCTCATTTTTGAGCTCTTACAATCTGTGGCTGAGGTTGAGGGGTTTGAAACCCCCGACGAAGTCATTACGGCCATATCCGAAGATGCAGGCGGTAGCCCACGCCAGGCGCTGGTATGGCTGGAGGCCTGCGCCCATGCGAAAAGTGCGAGAGAAGCCCGTATCACCATACGCAGTGCAACACAAAGCCGTGAGGCGATTGATCTCGCAAGATGGCTTATTTCCGGGCGCAGCCAGACATGGGCTGAGGCCGTTAAGTTTGTTAAAGCTCTTGAAAATAGCGACGCGGAAAGCGTGAGGGTAATGCTGGTGAACTACTTTGGCAGTGTGCTGCTGAACACCACTGGCGACGACAAGGCACGGCAAGTGCTGACACTTCTTGAATGCTTTAAGTCGTCCTATAATGCCAGTGACCGCATGGCCCCGCTGATGTACAGTATCGCGATGGCAATAGGGTTGGACTATCAACCATGACGGGCAAAATGGTAAAATGGACCAAGGAAAAAGGTTGGCAGGTTGGGCCAACCCCTTTTGTCTATCGGCTGATGGGGCTGTATGAGTTCAGGCGGCACAAGTTTTCTGGGTCGCTTGCTTGGTACAATCGTCCACGCAAACGCAAGAAACACCATGACCGTAGACATCGACGAGTTTAAGAAATACCTGAAAATAGACAAACAGGCGCTGGATGATGAAGTCATGCAGCAACCTGGCTTGTTCTTTGAAGTGTCTGAGGCTTACGCCCAGGCTGTAGCTGAACGTGATGCTCTCAAGGAAGAACTGTCAGTGACTGATGCTGACCTTTTCCACGCCTTTAGAGCTAGAAATAGTGAGAGGGCTACTGACACCTACATCAAAGGCCAAGTGCAGGTTGCCCCAGACCATCAGAAAGCATTCACTGAGTGGCTTGAAGCCAAGGAACATGCCGACCGACTGGCAGCCCTTAAGGATTCCTTTTTTCAGCGAAGTGAGATGCTGAAAACCCTGGGCAGGCTGCATGCCAGCAACTACTTTGAACAGACGTCAGTACGTGAGATGAAGAGTACCGATGCCATGGTTTACCAGCGACGGCGGGAACGCCTAGCTTTACAAAGGGAGAAGAAATGAGTGACTACACTGACACTGCAGAAAAATTAGCACGCCATATCTTGTCACTTATTCCTAGAAACCCAGGAATTATGAAAACAACTAATCCTTGGGACTTGTTCAAGATCAAAGGGTTCAAGGTAGGAAAACTTGGGCCGTCCGCTTTTCAGGCAAGTTGGGCTTTGAACGAAGCCAAGAGACTCTACAACAACCAGAAAGGAGCCAGAAATGGCTGAGCGTAAATTCCAGTACAGAAGCAGGCCAAAGGAGGATTGGTCAGAACGGGCTAACATGAGGGGTGCCCAGTTCGACAGCTACATCAAGCCTTCTTTCAAGATGTACAAGGCCAAGGATGGCAAAAACGTCATCCGCATAATGCCCCCAACCTGGAAGGGGGCCAGGCACTATGGCTATGATATTCACGTCAACTACCAAATCGGGCCGGACAATCAGTCCTACCTGTCACTGTCCAAGATGGGCCAAGGGCGTGATCCCATTGCTGAGGCCAGACAGCAGGCCGAACGTGAGGGTGACGAAGCCCTGGCCAAGGCCCTGCGCCCTACCCACCGCATCCTCATGTGGGTGATTGACCGGCTTGAGGAAGATGAAGGCCCGCAGCTGTATGCGGCCCCCTTCAGCAAGGTGGACAAGGCGTTTATTGATCTTGCCCGTGACCCTGAGACGGGTGAGATTGTGGAAGTGGACAACCCTGAGGAGGGGTGTGATATCCGCTTCTACAAAACCGGGTCAAATTTGGCCACTGACTACCCGGCAGCCAAAATGCGGTTGCTGGAAACCAGCCCATTGTCTGACGACCAGAAAAAGCAGGATAAGTGGCTGGAATACATCACTGAAAATCCGATTCCTGACTGCCTGCAGTTCTACAGCTATGACCACATCTCCAAAGTGTTTGGCGGTGGGGCACCGGCAGCCAAGGAAGAAGATGATGAACCTGCGCCGCGTGACAGGAAGCGGCCTGAACCTGAGGAAGACCCTGATCCGGAGCCTACGCCACGCGCCAGAAGGCAGCCTGAGCCTGAGCCTGAGCCTGAGCCTGAGGATGCTGACCCTGAGCCGGAGCCTGCACCCCGCCGCGCCAGGCCGCGTGTGGCTGAGTCTGACGAGGAACCAACGCCCAAAAGTGGGGGTGGAAGCATCAGGGACCGTATCAGGCGCAGGCACCAGACGGGTAGTCAGCCAGCAGAGGAAGATTGAACTGATGAAAAGGGGCGGCATTGATCCGATAAGCATGGATCGCCGCCCCCTTTCTCAGGTTCTCAACGACGAAATCCCGTATCACAAATGGGAGTGTGAAAAGATGTTCAAGAAATACCGACGTAAGCAAATAGCCGAACTGCGGCCCTATGTTCCTGGGGAGGCCCTTGATGGGGTGAGCATCAGCGTGCCAGACAAAGCAGCCGGATCACCAAAGGAAGGTGACATGATTGCCCGCAACCCCAAAAACCACGAAGATCAATGGTTGGTGGCTGCGCAGTATTTCGCCGACAACTTTGAGCCTGTGTGATGATTAGATTATTTGTGGTCGTTTTTGTGCTTGCAACTATCGTACCCACGATAGTAAAAGCCAAGAAACCAGTTGAATGGTGCCTAGGAAATGGCTGCATCACAGGTGGGGCACCGTTGGCTGGTGGTTCGTCAGATATGCTGTCTTGGCACAAATGCCGCCCCGGTGAGCCAAATGTGTGCAGAAAATGGTCAGTAGAGAAACCAAAGTGAAGATGCCACTTTGGAAAAGATGGGTTTGGGCAATTATTGGCTTCATCGTTTTGTCGCCATTTGTCCTGTTTGTCATGGGCTACACGTTAGACGTATTCGCACAATGAAGTGAACAAGACAAATGAGTAAGCGTGAAAGACCTAAAATAGTCAAAACGTCGTACTTCGTCAGTGAAAAGGCGGGGATTGACTTCATTTCCAGTGGCTGCACGCTGCTGGATTGTGCCCTAGGCGGGGGCTATGCCATTGGCCGGATCGTCAACATTGTTGGTGACAGGTCCACAGCCAAAACCGCCCTGGCTGCCGAGGCCATGATTAACTTCCTGCTGAAGTACCCTGAAGGGGCTGTCCGTTACTGCGAGACCGAAGCAGCATTTGATGCCAGTTATGCCGCAGCCATGGGCTTGCAGATAGAAAAAGTTGACTTTGGTGACCAAGAGAAGCCAATCACCACAGTTGAGGACTTTGCCCGTGACTTTGACAAGTTCCTTAATGCTCAGATCAAGGCCAAGTCACCAGGCATTTACGTGCTGGACAGCCTTGATGCCCTCAGTGACGAAGCTGAGATGGAACGTGACGTAGGCGAAGCCAGCTACGGCATGGCCAAGGCCAAGATGCTGAGTGGGTTCTTCCGCCAATCTGCTAGGAGAATTGAACAGAGCCAGGTGCTGCTGGTGGTAGTCAGTCAGGTGCGTGAGAATATAGGGGTCACGTTTGGTGAGAAGTACCGCCGTGCGGGCGGGAAGGCGCTTGACTTCTATGCATCGCAGATTTTCTGGCTGTCGGCTGTCAAACCGCTGAAACGTACTATTGCCAAAATTGAGCGGACCTACGGCGTGACAATCTTGGCCAAGGTCAAGAAGAACAAGGTTGGGCTGCAGTTCAGGGAAGCATCGTTTGATTTCATCTTTGGCTTTGGCGTTGATGATGTGGGGGCCAGTGTCCGTTGGCTCAACGAAGTTGACCGGCTTGGGGTTGACATGTCAGCTAAGGAATATATTGCCAAGATTGGTGAAATGTCAGATGCTGACTACAACAAGGAGCGCCAAGCATTGGCCAAGAGCGTCAAGCAAGCTTGGTCAGAAGTGGAAACCAGCTTTTTACCGACGAGGAGCAAGTATGCGTAAATGGTGGAGACTTCTAAGCGGTGAAATGCCCCCATACATGGAAGAGCCAACCATGAAGATTTGGTTTGTGCCGTGTGACAACATCACAGCTTATGAATTAGCACAGATCTTAAAGAAGACCTCAGGTTTGTCAGGCTTGACTGGGGCAATCTATATCAACCAAGACAATTGGTATGCTTTGTCTACTATGATTAAGCGGCATTTCACAGATCAGGAGCCATAAAAATGCGCAGAGGCGGGGGCAAGCAGAAAGGCGCTTCTTTCGAAAGAGAAGTATGCCGGGAACTGTCGTTGTGGATAAGCCATGGCAAGCAGGAAGACGTATTTTGGCGTTCAGCCATGAGTGGAGGCAGGTCTACTGTTGCCGCCCTCAAAGGCAAGCGTCTGGCAGCCCAATCCGGTGACATTTCCTGCATCCACCCAACAGGGGCAGCCTTTGCCAGCAGGTTCTTCATTGAGTGCAAAAGCTACGCCAATCTTAACTTTTTGGGCCTGTTGACCGGCAAAGGGCACTTGATTGAGTTCTGGGGTGAAGCTCTGGTCCAAGCAACTGCCTACAGCAAGCTCCCATTGCTCATTGCCAAGCAGAACCACATGCTACCCATGGCCTGCCTGTGCAACATAGGGGCCAGGGAACTGAGGCTTGAGAAGCGTGCGTTGATGATCGCGCCGCAGCGCAGCTTGAATATAATCCCCCTGCACGAGTTCCTCAAATACGCTGCGAGGCCAACATGAGCAAAGACAGAATAAGTTTGGACCAGCTGGTAAGAATAGCCGAAGACAAAAGTTGGGAAGATTTTGAGGCGATGCCAGATGGGCGGTTGCTGCTTCAGGACCGTGCCCAGACAATTCTCCCTGAAGAAGAGGAAGTCAACCCATTGCTGTGGGTATTTGAGATGCGGGTTGGTACACACTTCGAACGCCCCATGCAAGCCATCATGTCGTGTGGCCACTTCATCAGAATGCGCAGTGCTGACCATTGGGGGGATTGCCAACTGGGGAAACTGGACCCGGCACGGCCGACCAACTGCTTGTATGCACATGCCCCAGCACTTGTGCAGGTCTGGCGTCCTTACATCCCAGTGCCACAGTATGGGACTGTGCACCCCCCGGCTCAACAAACTTTAACGATTACCACGCTGGTTGGAAACCAAGGCCCCAACCTACAACAGGGGCTGTGGAACCAACAGCAACAACAGGGGCTGTGGCACAATCTCCTTGGAATCGACACCCGTACCCCATGACGTGGATTGTAACCACTGATTTACATCTGAGCGACCGACCACGCGATGCTTACCGCTGGCCCATCTTTGATTGGTTGGCGAAGCAGCAGCAGAAGCACAAAGTTGACGCCACCTTCATTCTTGGTGATTTGACCGACCGCAAGGACAATCATTCATCGGCCCTGGTCAACCGGGTCATAGATGAACTGCTAAAGCTGAAGCCGCCGGTTTACATACTTCGTGGCAATCATGACGGCATTGACCCCAGCAACCCCTTTTTCCGGTTTCTGCAAACCATTGAGGGGCTGGATTTTGTGGTTGAGCCTACGGTGGTTGAGGGGATGCTTGAGCAGGGGGTTGCCATGATACCCCACCAGCCAGATCAGGCTGCCCTTGACCGCGCCTGTGGCATTGTGAGGCCAAAAATGGCTGGGGTCATGATGCATCAAACCCTTGACGGGGCTATGGCTGAAACCGGCACCCATTTAACGGGCCTACGGGCCTCACTGGTTGAGGCAAAACGGCCCCTCAGGTGGTATAGCGGTGACGTGCACAGCCCACAGGCGCTTAATTGTGGGCTAACCTACGTGGGTGCGCCATATCATGTGCGATTCGGTGACGGCTATGAACCTAGAGTGTTGCTTGTGGGCAACACTGAGACCGATCTGCACTTCCCCTGCCTTAAGAAATGGACCTTTTACGTCAAAGGTGCTGACCCACTTCTTCCCCCAAGAGTTCTTTCAGACACAAAGAAAGGTGATCATGTCAAAATCATCGTTACGCTACCGCCTGAGGAGGTTGTGGGGTGGGCTGCTGTTAAACGCCGCATACTTGACACCTGCCGGGAGATGGAAGTACAGGTTTTCGGTATTGAGTTGGAAATTGAAGGAAGCAGAGAACAGGGTGAGGTACGCTCCGATCCAGTACACACCAAAACCCCAGTTGACATATATGAAGCTTTCTGTGCCCACGAAAAAATAGCAGACAACATCAAAGAAGTAGGGGAAGAGTTTGTTTCAAATTGAGAGTGTTGAGTTGGAGAACTTCAGGTCGTACCGGGGCAAACATACTATCACGTTGCCCACCGAACCTGGCCTCTACCTGCTCACCGGGCGTAATGAAGTTGAACCCCGCCTTGGCACCAACGACTGCGGTAAGTCGACTTTGCTGGACGCCATATACTGGTGCCTGTACGGCAGGACGTCGCGCGGCCTGAAGGCTGCCGATGTAGTCAACTGGGACGAAACCAGTTGCCTAGTCAGTGTTGAACTGATTGTTGCCGGTACGGTGTCGTTGATCAAGCGCACCCAATCCCCCAACAGTCTGACCTGCAACGGCAAACCCATCAGTCAGGACGAACTGCAGAAGGAACTGTGCCTGGGGCCTGATTCTTTCCTGTATTCAATGATGTTGCCACAGTTCGGTGAGAGCTTCTTTGACCTGCTACCGGCAGCCAAGCTGACCCTGTTCAGCCAGATCATGGGGCTGGATTACTGGCTGGAAAAAAGTCAGGAAGCAGCGGAACTGTCAGCTGAAATCTGGGCTGACATAGAGGAAGCCAATCAGGAAGAAGCCATATGTGAAAGCAAGATAGAAACCCTGACGGCGGATCTCAAAGACCTAGCCACCAGGCAACGGAACTACACTGACACGCAAAGGCGCATTGTCGCTACACTGAAGAAAGACCTGAGTGCACTTTCGGCTGATAACCGAAAGACCGCTGAAGCCATTGCTTTTGCTGAAAAAGCCATACTGGGGGCAACCAAGAGGTTGGCCAAGCTAGAATGGGCAAAAGGCACAAAGGTGTGCCCCACATGCAAACAGCCCATAGTGCAAGTTAATCATGATCGTGATATAATATTACGAAATCAATCAGACTTCGAACGCCAATTGATCAGACTGAGAAGTGACCAAGCTGTTGATTACAGCAAACTCAATCAGATCAAGAGATCAATTGAGGAAGAAACTGGCCGTACCAACCCCTATGGGGAGCAGATCAGACAAAAACAGGCCAGCCTGGCTGCTTGCAAGAAACAGCAGGCTGACCTTATTTCACAGATAGAAGCAACTGAGCAAGAACACACAGCTGCCAGTTTCTGGGTCCAGGGCTTCAAACGGGTCAGGCTGTTCATTGTTGAAGAAACGCTGCGCCAGCTAGAGCTGGAAGTGAACAACAACCTGAGCAACTTGGGGCTGACTGACTGGAGGATAGAATTTGCCGTTGAGCGTGAGAACAAGTCAGGCGGCATCACCAAGGGCTTTGTGACGTTTGTCTACCCGCCAGCTCGTGACGAGCCGGTCAGGTTTGAAGCGTACTCCGGTGGGGCTACCCAACGGCTGCGCATGGCTGGGGACCTGGGGCTGGCCAACCTGATCATGCTCAGGGCCGGTCTGACCAGCACAATTGAGTTCTATGACGAACCCAGCAGGCATTTGAGTGTGGAAGGGCAGCTGGATCTGGCTGAAACGCTAATGCAGCGTGCCCTTGCTGAGAAGAAGGTAATTTTCCTAGTGGACCATAATCTGATAGATTTTGGCTTCACCGGCACCGTTACGGTAGTGAAAACGGCTTCGGGGTCACATCTTTCCTACGAATAGCTGTAGCCGTAAGTGTATGTTGTTCGCAGTAGACCTTGCCCCCAGTGGGTGCTCCGCAATACCGCTTGTCCTCGGTGTCAGGGCCACTCCATAGCGGCCAATGGCAGGTCTGGGTGGTTAGCCCAAGAAGATCACAGGGATCGCTGGTTGCCAATTTCTCAGGTTTGGTTGCTTGGTCTTGCATCTCATACTCTGGCGCAAAGGCTGCGTAGGTACGGTAGATGACCAGTCTGGGGCGATGCTGCCTGACCGGGGCATGGTACGGCTCCCCATTTGTCCGTCTGCCCAAGCGGTGAATTTTGCCAACTATGGCGTTCTTGGTTGTCCCAAGCACCTGCATCATCTTAGAAGTTGGCTCCCTGGCATCAAGCAGCCGCATGAGTTCGTTGGTTTTCTCTTCGGTCCATTGCGTTTTGTATTGATTTAAGGCCATTTGGTTCTCCATTGGTTTACCTGTGCATTATACAACAAAACCCGGCGTGCATTGCTGCAGCCGGGTCAGAATTGAGGAATTTTGGCTGGTCAGTTCTTGGTTCGCCCCTCCAGCTCGGCCTTATGTATATCAAGTTGTTTCTCAACAGTTGCGTCCGCCCCCACCCGTGCCTGCAACTGAGTTTCCAGTTCTTTAATCTGGGCATAGAGGCCATCAAGTTCGGACTGGCCTTCGGCAGTGATTTCCACTGGCGGCGTGAGCGTGCGGCGAAAATCCTTCATCTCCTCCATCAGCCGCGCTTGCGCTTTGAGCGCCCGTAGTTCGCTCTTTTTTGCTTCGGTCAGGTTGCTGTTGACCAAGGTGTGAATAACGCCGACCGCTTCTGCCGCGTCGTCGAGTTTGATAGAGTTTTCCTTGGCAACATCATGCAAACCCTGATTAGAACTAAGAATAGCCTTATTTGCTTCCGCAGCCTTTTGGGCAACTTCATCCTGCCGCCGCCAATCCTCCTCCTTCTCCTGGCGGTGGGTACGGGCAGTGACAATCATGATGATAACAGGCGAGATTAGCGCCGTGAACACGCCGGAGCAGGCAGCGACGAGAGCGAGCCATACAGCTTCAGTCATCCTGTCATCCCCCAACAGCACAACTGCTTAGAAGTTTAGAGTTTAAGGCGATCCATCACCTGCTGATGCAGCCAGACATTCTGGTCAGCAGTGCCGGTATAGTCAGCCTTACCCAGTTCGTGGGCCAGTGTGGTTCTGGCACTGGGGCTGCTGTCCTGGTTCGTCAGCTTCATCAGGTCCACGATAGAATTGCGCCAATCCAGCTTCTGACCAGCAGACGTTGCCATTCTGTCAAGGGATTCGGCCTTTTGCTGCGGGGTCATCCCAGGCCGAAGCCACGCTTCAATGTTGGCTATGATACTGCTTAGAATGCTTGGGATGCTCATGTGCCTCTCCTATGCCTGCAATGCTGCCAAATCAGCATCCAGTTGGGCTTCGTCAAACGCCTCAGGGCTTTTGCCAGTTTCCAGCAGGTATTCACGGCTGAAGAACACAATAGCCCCAACTGCATACTTGTCGAAGTAGTCAGGGGTGAGGGCATGCAGCCGCCCCCAAGTGACCACCATCAGATTGCCCTGTGAGTTCTTGCCGACACAAGGCACATAGTGGCCGTTCTTGGGGTTGGGGTCAGAACTGAGATCATTCCAGGGGCTGTTGTTGACAAACTGCTGTTCTGCGTTGTCAGGAAGTGCCAGTCCAATCCCAGCAACGCCGTATAGGTAAACGGCAAGCTCCAGATCAGAGAGGCTGTCGATTGAGCCAAACGCCTTGACCGTATGCACCCCATCATTGGCGTCGGTGAGGCCGGTGCTGACACGCCACTTCGCAGTGGCAATAGGGTTAAGACCAGCGTCTTTCCCACCAGTTAGTTCAAAATACTGCTTCAGCACGTTTGCGGGCGTGAAGGAAGGGATTGCTTGTTCAGTTGCCCAAGCCCAGGTCATTACTTCGTGGGCGGCACCAGCCAGTACACAATCGCCGTTGATGTCGTTGCCCAACATGCCCCAGCCGCCAGGCGGGGCAGCTCTGCGGACATGGCCAAAGGTCTTGGGTACTTGAGGCAGCTGTGACCGCACGAGGTAGTTGCCAAATTTCAGCTTGATTGCTTCTGGCTCCCACTCAGTCATTCCCCGCATGAGTTGAGGCATTTTTATACTCCTGCAGTACCGGCTTTGTTTATGATGATCTGCAAGGCGGGGACTATCTTCGGGTAATCAGCGTTAAGTTTGACGAACAACGGCAGAAGTGTGTTGTAGAGCTTTCGCCCTTCATTCATCAGCCACGGGTTAGCTGCGATTGTTGCTTGAATGTCCTTGGCGCTGCTGACGGCCCCGCCAATCTCAAAGAGGCCACCCGAACCGTCAAGAATGTCGTGCAGCACCGGGCCTAGAGTTCTATAGTCGTCCAAAATGCGGTAGACCACAGGGGCCGCCTTGACGATCAGGGCATAAGCTGCCCTGATCGAATCTTGATTGGCATTGATTGCCGCTACGTCTTCGGCCAACGTAGGCAAAGCCGCATTGACCGTGGCTTTTTCAGCATCGGTCAGATGCAACAAGTTCTCGGCAGTGTCGGTGATGAAACTCATTATTGCGCCGTGGCGGCAACTGGTATGTTTTTGCAGGACGCTCCCGTATCATCACACACATGCACGACGAAACTTACTTGCGTACCAGCAGCGAGCTTGCCGTTGCTGGAAGCGTGTGCCATTGCGGCATTCTTGTAGGACGAGCAGACGAGGCTGATGATCATGCTCGCGGTTGCCCCCGCCGCTGCATTGATGACTTCGAGAACGGTTGCAGCGGGCACGGCAATTCCACAAGCGATCTTGATAGCGTTGGCAATCGCAGCCGGATCGAGCGATGTGCTGCAAGTCGACGCGCCGCCCATGCCCATGCCGCCGATGGTGGCGGCCCCCATTAGCAGCAAAGCACGTCTGTTAGTTGGGGTCATTTCAGTCTCCTCTCTACAGAGTAAGTTGTGAAAAATTGTGGGTTCTCGACAAGGTGTTGCCATGCCGAGTTGGCATCCTCCCTAGTGGGGTAAGTACCAAGTACCACATCACCGGGGAACGGGAAGCGTTTGTGGGCAACAACTACCCAGACTGTGTTGTCAGGATCAGCCATTTAGAAACTCCTGAATGCGGGTAACGATCTCAACCATATGGCTTGCTGTCTTTTGGTGGCTGTTTTTCGTCCAGCTTGGTGACATTTGGTACACTGTCGTCGTGCACCAGACTGGCGATGTTCTTGTTGTAAACCATGAGTGATCTAGGCACCTGTATTTGCACCTGCGGGTCTACCGCAGCTGCTGATCTCAGCTTCGCTGAAGCTGTATGGGTCATAATTGACCATACCACAGCCACAAGAGAAATAACTACCGTTGTTACTTCTGCGACAATCCCCGCATCACTGAATGCAGAAAAGCCTTTGGCTGCCAACCAAGTGCATACAACCGGGATGATGATATGAAGAATGCCGGTGATCTGATCCTGATTTGGCATCATGTGGTGTGCTCCATAATCCGCTTCATTTCAGCAAGGAACATGTTCTCATCGTGCATGTCGTAGTCGCCAGGATGGGGAATGTTGTGCTGGGTTTTGTGGTAACTGGGCGGGTTCATATCCCCCAGTGGCCATAGGTAGGCCCCCAGCCCAGGCAGCGGAATCGGGTTGTAGCTGTAGATCAGATGGGCGAACTTGATGTTCTTGTTGAGCCGGTAGCCTTTTGCCCCGTAGATTGACGCCTGAAACCCGAATGCGCCATCAATTGCGTGCGTGGTATAGCTACAAGTTACCGGCACGTTGTTCGCCCCAAGACTGGTGCCCCAGACAAACACCCCATCCTTAACTGAGATTTTATTGATGATTGCGGCAATGATTGCCGCCTCAGTATCCCTGTACGGGGAGCCGTGAATGTCAACACCAAGTTCGTGGGCGACACGGTTAGAAAAGCCGGTTTCGCCTGGGTCAGTCATGGGGCCACCCATGCCGTACATCCCAAATCCATGCCAATTCATGCTGCTGCCTCCTCAGTACCTTTGGCAAAAGCTAAGTGGATCCTTTGTTCTTTGTTTTCAGGCTCAGCTTTAGCGACCTCAGGTGGGGTTATTAAGGCAAGTGAATACTGGCGCAAATCCCTTACCCTGGCCGACCACCCCCTGCCAAAAGTGCCCCAAGTACCAAGCCTTCGCAGGAAGGCCAACCTAGCATCGCATAGCTTATTGATGAACGATGCTGGGTCCATACTGTTAATTGCCCCCAACGTGATTGGGCCAAGTATGCCATCAGCGGCAGTGCCGACGATCATCTGAGAATACTTGACCGCCCTTGAAGGGCCAGAATTAACGCCAAAATCAAACACCACACAATCACACCCAGAGTTCAGATCGTCAAACCGGCAGGCACTGGCATATTTTTTCTTGTAGATTTCATCGGCCGTGGTCAGTGTCATAGCCCTGACACGGGGTGCCCAGGCAGACATCGAAGTCATTTTTTCCCCAAGATATTCAGCAAGATCGTAACAGGTTATCCCATATTTTGTTGGGCCGCCTGGATCGTTTGCATTCCAACCATAACCGCCCTCGTAACGGCCGATCATTCGCTCAACAAATGCCTGATAGTTTTCCTTCATGTCCCTCCCCCTGGCATGAAACAACGAATGTTTGTCACCCCCATACCGTCACGGTAAACCCAAGCAACAGCTGGGCCGTATCTATTGGGTCCTTTGACTACTTCTTCAGGACTAACAACGATCCAGTTACCATTTAGTCGGACACGGTAATGGTTTTCTCCATTCACCACTGCTGTATCCCAGTCAATGTCTGCAATAGTGCTGCCGTCGACATATGAACAGCATGGGTAACCACCACTGCTCTTCAGCCCATTGAACCAAGCGTCCAGTTCTGGGCGATCAGGCATGTGGGCAAACGCAAAGGCACACATCCCGATCAGGATGATAAAGACCAGGACGGCTAGGATCGTTTTCCACCACCAGTCTGACTGAGGCGGTAGTTCCCAAGGATCATGGAAATTGTCCATCGGGGCCTCCGGGTTCCAAGTGATTGGCACGTCACAAGGGCCTTCTCGGACTTAGAACTTGGATATCATCAGCATCGGGTACCCGATCAAGATTACCAGAACTATGGCGACCGGCACCCCGATTAGAACCCAAAGCGGGATGAACATTCT